ATAATGTTTATACTAGCGATTATCATTTAAATAGTGTATACTATATGATATAATATTATAATTGCCAAAGAACGACTTGTAAAGCGGGATTTATACAAATTCGTCAAAAATTCGTCAAAAATTTTCTAAAAAAAATTTGAGAGACGCTTCTGTGCATTTTCTCTCATTTCATCAGTGTAGTGTACATATGCCTTTAAAACTGTTTCAACTGTATCTCCCAACAATGCTGCGACCGTTTTAATATCAAAGCCACTGCTAAGTAATGTTGTAGCATAAGTATGCCTGAAGTCATGAATACTTGTGTCATCTTTTGTGTAAAGAGAAACTCTTTTTATAGAGTGATATGTCACATTCCAAAATACCATATCGCTGATGTGACGAGGATATTTATTCTTGTATTCAATTAAAACCGTTTGTAATCGCATAGGTATAGGTACAGTTCGATAAGAGTTATTGCTTTTTAATTCTTGTAGGGTCATAATATTTCTATTTGTAGCAACCATTTGTCGCTCTACTTTTAATGTGCCTGCATTAAAATCAATATCAGACCATTTCAAACCTGTTATCTCGCCAACCCTAAGCCCCGCGAAAGCGGCGATACAACACGCTGTATATAAAGTATAGTTCTTGGATTTTAAACGTGCCAGAACAGCTTCTAAACGTTCTTTGGAAAGGGCGTTTATTTTTCTTTGGCCTTTTATTTTTAACGGATGTATCCCTATCGTAGGATCTTTAGTTATAATTTCGTATGGAGATACCGCTCTTTTAAAAATAGTTTTTAGTTTTACGAGATACAAGTTGGCGGTGTTTGCTTTCACTGGTAAAGAGTTAAATATTGATTGTATGTCGCTATGCGTTATGTCTACCAGACGCATATCTTTTAGTTCTGAAAAGGCTTTGATAGCGTGCTGGTATCCGAGTAGCGTGTTGTATGCTATGCTCCTTCTTATATCATTAAGATACATTGCGGAAAATTCACCAAAGGTTATTCTTGCAGTGCTATTGTCCATATATATTGGCGCATTTGCTTTAACTTCTTCTAGTAACTTATCGCCTGCTATTTTTGCTTCTCTTTTGGTTTTAAATCCTTGTTTTGATTTTTGCTTCCAACAACCACGATTATCTTTATAGGATAATATTACTTGAAATCCTTTATCTTTTTCTCTAAAAGTGAAATTATACTCCATTTTTTCACCTCCTATATTTTAAGTTTTTAAAGTTTTAAGTATTAAAATAAATTTATTGTTTAAGAAATTAGATTATATTATACTAACATTGCCGTTGGAAATATTTTATTTTTGTTATGGCTGCTACCGGGCGTTTGGTAGCGGTCTTTTTTTATTTCATTTAGCCTCGGGGAAAGATAAGATCCTTATAGAATTATCTTGTCCGTCCCCTTTCTTCGGGGACACTGGGTAATAATGTGATGCTCCTTGATTCCTAAAACATAACCAATCACTTGATTTAGCTCACCAGGCGAAAAATCTTTCATGTTGCATTCGATAAGCTTGATTGTTCTGGATAACAAAGTATCACGCTCCTAAACTGCATTTTTATTTTTTGATGTTTCTGCAGTTAGCAGTCCATCAATAAAGCCAATAACAATATATCTATCATTATCTTCAATTTTGCGGAACTTATCTATAAGAACTTTTTCCTGATCAGATAATGCATAGTTATCTTCCTGATCGATATAAATAGTACTACAACGTTCCTTATCTACATCGAACCCCATGAGCCATGCTTCGTTGACATCTAATATTTTGGCTAATCGATAAGTATTATCTTGCTTTGGTTTGTATTTTCCGCTTAAGTAACTGCTTAAAGATCCTTTATTAATTCCTGTACGTTCTACTATATCAGCTTGTTTAAGATTAGAACTTTTTATTGCTTCTAACAATCTATCTTTAAACTCTGCCATATCTTCAACTCCTTCCCCAAGTACAATAATAACATTTGAGTTAAGAAAATGCAACAAATTTTGTTTAGAAAACTATTGACAAGCTTTTAGGAGTTCGTTATAATGAGTTTAGAAACCTAAACGAAAGGCGGTGATAAAATGGTTTATGATTATTCGCTTTTGGAAGAAAAGATAAAAGAAAAATTTTATTCAAAAGAGAGATTTGCTGAGAAGCTAGGCATGTCGAGGACTTCGCTATACAGTAAACTTACTGGTAGAACACAGTTTAAACATACAGAAATAACAAAAGCAATGAAACTTTTGAGACTAAGCGAATCGCAAATATCTCGCTATTTTTTTACCATAAAAGTTTAGAAAAGTAAATAAAAAGGAGCGCTGTTAAATGATTGTAGAATGTCCGCACGTTGGAATAAGAGAGCTGTCTGAAGCGTGGGGCGTTAGTGCTAGGACAGTAAAAGAATGGCTTGCTAGTGCAGGTATTAAAACAGTAGTACGTGGTCGGTATCGTATATCAGATGTTACGAGATATGCCGATCAGTACGGTAAGCCGAAACTTTCTAATCGAGAGCGATTAGAGGTAATGCAGCTACAAAAAGCTTTAGATAACGCTAACGCTGAAATAGCAGAACTGCAAGAATGTCTGTTGAAAGTGTCCGGAGTAACAGCTGACGCTGTTCAAAAGATAGTTAGGCAGATGAAAAAAGAAACTGAAATAGTAGAAATGAGGCAGAGCAGATGAAAGCATTAATAAAAGTAGCAGGAACAGCAGTAGTGATGAAAGAGAGTATTAAGGAACAGCCTTGTGTATGGTCTTTAACTGCTTTGGCTATAGCAACAGTAGTTAAGCTGATATATGACATAGGCTATGCTATGGGGCAGGTGGCAGGCTTATGATTAGAGATTTTACCGTAGCAACAACAGCAATATTTGTCGGAACATACGTAGCTATTATGGCTGCTGTAGTGACAGTAGGGGTGTTGAGATGAGCGAAGGAGGAATAGTTTATGTTTAATAACAAAGTAGCACCGGATGATTATCAAAGCTTGAGAGAATGTTTTTTTAACTTTGCTTCTGCGAATGAATTAACGATAAATGAAGCTGGTGATGTTTTAGAAAGACTGGCAGAGGATTTACAAAATCAGGTTTGTAGCGGGAAATATGGTTTGTCAGAAGGGTGCTGCGGAGAAGCTGGGGGCAGAAAATGATTATTGTAAATAATATTAAGGTAACGAAAACAACACATGAAGACGTCGTAAGAGCAATGATTTTCGAATTGCTTGATATAAGCGAGTTGGACGCAGAAAAACTTTTATTATCTTACGACAAATATAAAAAAGAAAACAGGCACCTAGAGAGTTTGGATCTCGTAGTGCCTGTTGATAAGGGAAATTAATATCTAGGTAGCTTTAGCAAGTTGTCATTAGGGGTATCGTTTGGTTCGGAACGAACATATTTTTCTTGATTAGAGCTTACACATGGAATTAAGTCAGGATTCTTGCCTAGCTTGACTTTAATACAACCAGGATTATTTTTAACTGCATTGTGAACATTTGCTTTTTTATAAAATTTTTCTTCTTTTGCACCTTCGATATAAATCTCGTCTATTTCTAATGTGCTATTAGAATTTCCGCAGCCTGGTTTCATTTTTATTTTTGTTGCATACATCATAAGTTTCACCTCCATTCTGTCCAATATTCTCAAGGTGAATAAAGAACGATATATAGTATAAATATATGTTCTATAGCACATATATAGTGTATCAAAATTAACTTTTATTAGCAAATTTTAATTGGGGTGATAGTGTGAACAATGTGAAAAAAGTAAGAATATCAAAAGGATTGTCAAGGTATAAGGTCTCTAAAGATAGTGGTATATGGTACAAGTCCTTGTGTGAAATTGAAGATAACAAGACGGATGTTAAATTATCCACACTCAGGAAAATTGCAGCAGCAATGAACTGTGAAGTATCTGATTTAGTTTAGGAGGAGTGATTATGACAAAGCAAAAGAAAAAGAGCTACCGAAGTTACAGCTTCGATAGCTCAGGTGGACTGTAAATTTTACGAGGTTTAGCGTCCACCTTCATTTTAGCATAGCGAAGGTGACTTGTAAATGGATAATTTATTGCAGGAAAAGATTGAACGCCTAAACAGGGCAGTAGCAATCGTTGACAAGATGAAATTAAAGGTGCCGGTGAGACTATCGCCAGTACCAGTCGTTGTATGTGTACATTGTGGATGTAGAGTGCCAATAGAGGATACACGCTGTAGATGCGGCGGTCAAACTTTTAGAGAGTTTTAGGAGGACGTAGAAATGAATGAGAAAGAAAAGTTAGCGGCCTTTCGTGCGATTCAGCAGGCATACGGTGAGCCTAAAGTAACCGCAAAGCAGGCTGTTAAATTGCTTAGACGTGCAGAACGGTGCAAAGGGGGTATAGGCAATGAAAGAAATAAGACTTCTTACTGCAGATGAAGTTGAATGTCGGGTCGCCACGGTAAAAAAAGATAACAGCGGGTGTTCGTTGTTGTTGTATAAGGACGCCAGGGTCGATATGCGCATTCTTGACGAGACGTTCGGACCGATGAATTGGCAGCGGCATCACGGACGGGATAACGCAAATTGTATTATCTCGGTGTGGGATGATGATAAAAAGCAGTGGATCGAAAAAGAGGATACTGGCACTGAGAGTAACACAGAAGCCGCCAAGGGACTGGCAAGTGATAGCTTTAAACGTGCCGGGTTTAACTGGGGTATTGGGCGTGAGCTATACGATGCTCCGTTTATATGGGTGCAGCTATCAAAGCAGGATTTATCTACCAATGGGAAAATCACTGCAAAGTTTTTTGTGAAAGACATAGAGTACGATCGGACTAAAAGTGAGTTTGTGAAGCTAAAAATCGTGGACAGTAAGGGTGTTGTACGGTTTGAGCTGGGGAAAAAGGCAGCTGCACCGAAAGCGCCGGCAGAAAGTGTATCAGCAAATACAGATGTAAATCCGGTAAAGCTTGAATATGTTAAATTCACAGGTACACAGTGCCTGATACAAAGCAATAACGGGAAATGGTACAGAGTAGAGGATCTGCCTGTTAAACAGCTTGAAACTATTATGAACGATGAACGGTTTTCTGCTGGGTATACTGCTATAAGAGCAACGATCAATGCTAAGGCGGTAGCAGCAAAATGAAGTTGGAAGGTTTAGGGATTCATCAGTTAAATAAATTTTGAAAAGAGGAATTAAAAATGGAACAAGTATATGGGAAAAAAGTTGAAAGTTATCATGACAGTACTGATAATTATATCGCTGAAAATGAAGTCACTGTAACAATTACATTAAGCGAATATCGAAAATTGGTGCAGGAAGTGGCTACAAAAAAATATGATATCGACAGGGCGAACTCGGCAACGTACGAGGCAAAGCGCCAGCTGGAAAAATTTAAAAATCAATATTTCGAGGAATTAAAAAAAGAATATGGCGAAAATTCCGAAGATGAAGATTAACGCAAAGTAAGTGGGCGCAAAATGAAGTTAACAGTTAAAGGTTTACAGACGTTAAAAGGGATGGGATACATAAATTTAGTAGTACCTGTCCCTTTATCAGAGGAAGAAGAAATCAATAAAATCGATCCTGAAAAGCAGTATGTTGTAGAAGTCAAGCAATGGCGAAAAGGGCGTTCTAACGACGCTAATAAATACGCTTGGGTATTATGTCAAAAGATAGCAGAAAAGCTGTCAGAAGAGAGCTTTCACAGCAAGGAAGATGTTTACAGGAAGGCGATCAAGGACTGCGGACACTATACGCTGGTTCCGATTAAAAACGAAGCAGTAGACCGCTGGCGTGAGATATGGCAGGGGCACGGTATCGGCTGGATTGCCGAGGTGTTCAGTGAGTGCCGTAATACTCCTGGATATACCAATATGCTGGCCTATCACGGCAGCCGTGTTTACGACACAAAGGAAATGTCGCGGCTAATTGATTGTTTGGTATCTATGGCAAAAGATATTGGCGTAGAAACTAGGCCGCAGGAAGAATTAGATGACCTAATCAGGGAGTGGGGCGTTAAAGATGGCTAAGAGTATCATACAGAAAGAAAAATATTGTTACCTATCTGGAGTGCAAAATGTGCCACTTGAGGAGCATCATTGTTTCTTTGGTCCGTTACGAAAAATCAGTGAAAGATACGGCTTTAAAGTTTGGCTTACCCCTGAATATCATAAGGGAAAGAACGGTCCGCATCAGGATAGGCAAACAGATTTACTGCTGAAAAGAGAATGTCAACGTAAGTTTGAAGAAACTCACAGCAGAGAAGAATTTATGAAGATTATCGGAAGAAATTATTTAGACGACTGAAAGGATTATTATGAACTACGTTGCACAGATGAATGCGTTTTGGAGCTGGCGGTTACTCAATCAACTTAATAGCCGAGCTGCTGATTTGTATATGGCATTATTGCACTTTAACAATTTAGGCGGCTGGAAAAAAGAGTTTACCGTGTCCAGCACGATGCTGCAATCGGTGTGTGGAATTTCTCGGACTGAATTAAGTAGGCATAGGAATACTCTAATTCAGATGGGGCTGATTTCATACCAGGGTGGCAAAGGTAGTCGATCAGGTTTTTATCAGATATTTGATTTGTGTATCGTATACCGAACACAAACTGATACACAACCTGTAACACAACTTGTAACACAAACTGATACACAACCTGTAACACAATCTCGCGCGGAGAAGAAAGTATATATAAATAATATTATTAATAATAAACAAAACGAAAAGAAACAAGAAGCGCCTGATTGTGAACGGGAAGAATATTTTGCCCGATTTTGGGAAGCATACCCGGTGAAGGTGAAAAAGCCTGTAGCTAAAATCGAGTGGAATAAGCTTGTTGATCCTTGTGTGGAACTGTACGAAAAAATCATAGCTGCTGTTGAGCGGTATAAACAGACAAGCCGTTGGAAAGAGAACAACGGGGCTTATATTCCATACCCTGAAACATTCTTGCAAGACAGGCGTTGGGAAGATGAGATACGTGTTACAGAGCAGAAAAAAGAATGGGCATGGTGAGGTGATTTGAATGCTTGATATAGGCGATATAGAGGCTGCGTTTGTGGTATGGCGAGCAGCTGGCTTAACTCCACCACCGATGAATGATGTGCAGCGGGAAAACTTTATGGCTAAAACGTTGGAACAATACAAGTATACACAGGTTAATGATTGGGCGGAAGCTGTTGAGTGGGTGGCTAATAACAATACGCGCTGGGCAACGTGGTTCGACATCAATACAGCGCTGTCTATAGTCCGGCAGAATAAAATTGGCGCAGAGAAGAAGGCTATTGAGCGTAATTCTAAAGCGGCAAACGAGTTTGTTAAAAAGTTGTTTGCTGATCTTGCTGCCGGTAAAACATTTGGCGAACTAAGGCAGCCGGTGAGCGATAAAGTTAGAGCTGCAGCAAAGAGGATTTTTCCTGATGCCGATGATAGCTTTATAAAGCGTAATTACAACGATATCAGCTTTATCGCAGACGTTGAACGAAAATGCGCTGAATGTATTAACACTGTTGATTGCCCATACAGCGGACATCAACCGTTTTTGAGAGTAGACAAAGAAAGCGGATTTACTTATGTGGTTGCTGATCGTGAGCGGTGTTATAAATATCATCCGTTAGTGCCTGATGTAGTACCAAAACGGTCAACCTGTCGTCAAGGTGATTTAGCTAAAGTTTAAAGGAGCGGTAACTATGAAAAAGTATGAGTTGACAGCAGAGTTTATAGAAAAATGGGGCAAGAAATTATTTAGGATTAAGGCTTTAATTAGCTTTGGAAGTGTTGAAGCTGGTGAACTTGGTGGATATGTGGAAAAAGAAGATAACTTAGCGCAAAATGGCAACGCTTGGGTGTTCGACGACGCTAGGGTGTACGGCAACGCTAGGGTGTACGGCAACGCTAGGGTGTACGGCAACGCTAGGGTGTTCGACGACGCTAGGGTGTACGGCAACGCTTGGGTGTTCGACGACGCTTGGGTGTTCGACGACGCTGAGGTGTACGGCAACGCTAGGGTGTTCGACGACGCTTGGGTGTTCGACGACGCTTGGGTGTTCGGCAACGCTAGGGTGTACGGCAACGCTAGGGTGTACGGCAACGCTAGGGTGTGCGGCAACGCTAGGGTGTACGGCAACGCTGACTATTTATTGATCGGTCGCATTGGTAGTAGATTTAGTTTTACGACATTTTTCAAAAATAAAGACAAAGGTATAACAGTGTCTTGTGGTTGTTTCTTAGGGACTATTGCCGAATTTAGAGCTAAGGTTACCGATACACATGGAAATAATAAGCACGCAAAAATGTATAACCTTGCTGCAGATATGGCAGAACTACAGATTTTAGGCGAAGAACATTTTGACAAGCTGAACACTAATAAGTCAGAACCGTTTTGAGGTGAGATTATGAATTGCGATATATGCCATAAGGATACAACGGCGGGTAGTCACGTAAACAGAGGTCGATATTTTGAGGTGCATATTTGCCCGAGCTGCTTGATGTGGTCAGATGATACACGGGCCGTGAAGGCACGGGAGATATTTAATAACTTTAAGAATTTGAGACTTTTGGAAGATATTAGTATAAGTAGCGAGCAAGAGTGAGGACAATGAAAATGTTATCGCTATTTAGCGGGGTAGGTATGATTGACCTTGCTGCCAGCTGGGCGGGAATAGAAACAGTGGCTTTTTGTGAAATCGAGGAATACCCGCAAAAAATATTGCAAAGGAGGTTTCCGGGTGTCCCAATTTACAGAGATATCAGAGAACTCACGGCAGAAAAACTTAAAGCCGATGGAATATCCAAGATCGATATTATCAGTGGAGGATTTCCCTGCCAAGACGTTAGCACAGCAGGTAAAAGAACTGGTTTCGTTGATAGTGAAGGGAACGTTACCCGCTCCGGTCTTTGGGGAGAGTATGCCCGGCTTATTTGCGAGCTTAAACCAAGATGGGTTGTGGCTGAAAACGTGGCAGGGTTACTGTCAATCTCTGCTGCCGGGATTCGTGGAGGAGGATTCGGAACTGTACTCCGAGACCTGGACGAAATGGGGTATCGTGTTGGATGGTCATGCTATGGAGCTTCCGATGTTGGAGCGCCACATAAACGAGAGCGAGTGTTTATTGTGGCATACTTCGGACTGTAGCGATCGACGCAGTCCTAAAAGCAAACAGCAAGGAGTAAATAATCAGGTAAAGGCATATTGGCGAACTCCGCAGTCGCATAATGGTGCACAAGGGCCTAAATCTAAGATGTTTTATGAAAAGTGTTTAAAAACTGGTCAGTCAGCAATAACACTCGTAGACCAAGTGAAAAACTGGCCAACACCTGCCGCTAGAGATAGTAAAGGAAGTAATTCTGCAAAACATTTATCAACGGGACATCATATAAATCAGTTGGCAAACAAGGTGAAACTGAATAAAACAGAAGGACAATTAAATGCCGATTGGGTTGAGCTACTAATGGGATTGCCTATAGGCTGGACTGACATCAATGTAGCAAAAGAGGATATTGAAAGTTGGCAGGGCTGGCCTGCTGCAATAAATGTAGAGCAATACGCATATGAACCGCCAAGAGTAATAGTTGGGCAAAAAAACAGGGCGAAACGACTAAAGGCGTTAGGTAATGGTTGTGTGCCGCAGCAGGTATATCTTGTGTTGGCGGCAATTGTGGAGGTAGAAAATGAAGCGTGAAGCAGTATACACATTATTATTTATCTTTGCCGCTGGATTTTTATGGCAGCTCGGCTGTGAGTTGGCAGAGGTAGCTGTAGAGTGGCAGATATGGAGATAAGTTAAATAGGCCGTTCGCTACTGTCTCGGCGTGCTATATACAAGCAATGTATCACATTTGGGAAGTATACCCCTGCGGAGGTGATTAGCCCGTAGGGGGCGGCCTTTTAAATATAAGGAGCGATTATTATGATAAAAAATACAGAAACAGTTTTTGAAATAACTGCAGATGAAAAAAGATTGAATATTAGCATTGAAATTGCAGAACTTGTGAGTTTATTCAAACTGTCGCCTGTAAATTTTGGTGCAGAAGTTAAGAAGGGAAATGAAGAAAAATTTATTGAATATGTAATCAAACGCTTGGTAGACGATTCAATGGAAGAGAGTGACGAGATAGTGATAAGTGAACCTTTCCAGAGAATTTTCGATGAACTACTATCCAGTGATGAAGATTTCATTGATTATAAGGGGCGTTAATGTATGAAACCAATAAATATAAAAATTATGATGGCGTTAATCGAAAAAGAACCAGGCGATCAGTATGTACCGGTATTGAAACCAGTACTTATGCAGATACTGACGGAACTTAGACATCTGCGCTGGAAGAATAGCCAGATTAGTGCTAAGGCTGCTCGGTATCGGAGAGAAAAGGAAGAGCTTGAAGATGCCTTGGCGATGTACCAATGACGACGTGGAATGAACTGCCGGCACACCTTGTAAGTAAAATACGTTCGGACAGCGTAACGGCGCCGGCGAATTTACCCGGCGCTGTACCTGTGCTGAAATATAGTAATGCAATAACTGAGGTTGACGGGATTCGCTTTGATAGTAGGAAAGAAGCAAAATACTATGAGGACCTACTTTGGCAGCAGCGTACCGGTGCAGTAAAAAGCATTGAATTACAGCCTGAATTTGTTTTACAGCCTGCTTATGAGGTCGCAGGTAAAAAGATAAGGCCTATTATTTACAAGGCAGATTTCAAGGTAACAGAAGCTGACGGGCATATATATTACGTCGATACAAAAGGGATGCGGACGCAGGTGTATCTGATCAAAAAGAAGATGCTGCTTTATAAGTACCCAGACATTGATTTCAGGGAAGAATAGGAGATGTTGAAATGGCTGAAACGGAACTGACAAAAGAAATTAAAAAAGCGCTGTTGTATTATGCCAAAGCTGATCAGGCTGGCGTATATGGTTGCTATGAAGTTTGCCTGGGTGCTGGTTATGGTGATGAATATGTAGATTTTATGACTATGAATAGTAAAAATGAATTCAAATCGTATGAAATTAAGGTAAGTTTATCGGATATGAAAAGTAAGGCAAAACTATCTTTTTGTGGCAATTATAATTATTTAGTTTTACCAACAGAGCTTTTGTATAATCCGAGTGCAAAAGAAGAAATTTACCGCCATATATCGCATGGTATTGGGATACTGGGATATAATCCGGAAAATGCTAAGATAACAGAATTGAATAAGTCAGGACATATGACGCTAAACATCGGCCGTAAAGTTGAGCTTATGCACTACATGATTCGTAGTTTGAGCCGATATCCGGTTAAATTAGCAAAGGCGGTGGAGTAGTGGACAAAATCACACAAAAAATTGTGCAAATTAAACCTATTGACAAAGTAAAAAAGGGCGTTAGATGTAAATGCTACAATAATTTTCGGTCAAGCGATAACAAGCCCCTAAAACTGGTGTTAGACAGCGAAAATAGACTGCTTTATTGCGACCATTGCGGTAACATAATAGACCCAATTATTGCGCTAGAGATGCTTGCTAAAACATGGGAAACTCTATATGAGGAAAGAGAATATGTTGTGAAGTGTATCCGTCGTGCATGGGAAATAGGGAGAAAGTACCGACCATGGAAACGGTCGTTAAAAGACTTAGAAAAGCAGATAGGCAGAAGAGGCGAAAACTTGCCATGTTGCCCCCATTGCGATAAGGCATTTCGCATTGAAGATATAACCAGCTTTGAATGTTCTCCAAACGGATACAGAAAATTCGGATACAGAAAATCCGGATACAAGCTAGGGAGTTTTAATAATATAGATTAGGCGGTGGAGTAGATGAAAGCGTATTGCTGTAAGGAGCGTGACGGTGATGGATACGCCGTTATTGTATACGGAAAAACAAGAGGTCAAGCAAAACGAGAAGGGGCTAGCGAATTGGATATTGATTTTTTAGATGCCAACGTTAGCCGATTACCGTGGGCGGACGAATACGGCAGTATCAATAATCTTCCGTTAAAGGTCTACTTTGAAAACGGGTGGTTTTGTGAGTGCTGCAAGTGCGGAAGGCGTATCGATGTTGATAGTGAGTACCCGGAAGGTACTTTGGGAAAGTTTGACTATTTGTGTGACGAATGTAGAAAGGCGGTGTAAATTATGAAAAATCTTGAAATCAAGTACGTAGGCTGGTGCCATGAGTGCAAATGCCTAGGAAGTTTTATTTGTGGTAACTGTAAGCCTAATGAGAAATACAGTTTTGCTAGACCTTCTGAATTTATGCCTAAGAACAAATGCCGTTGGGTAAGAATGGAGCGTGAATAACAATGAATAATAGCATGGATTTTATTTATTTACTAATGAAATGTGTCGTTACAGCATCTATTATTGTGATTACAGCGTCAGCGCTTTGGTCTATATTGGTACTTCTGACTGACAGCAGTGACAGACATAGCCGCTTATATGTCATTACTCACACTATAGGGGCTATAACACTTACGTTATTTGGAATAAGATTGCTCACAGGATGGTTGAAATGACCAATCATAAAATATGTGTTTACAGACAAGGGGGCATGAAAAATGTATGAAATAGGACCGAATTTATCAATGGTATTAATGGCTATATTGACCGTAGTTTTTATAGCTGTTTTTGGATATTTTGGCACAAGAAGGTGAAGAAAAATGACTAAATTAAAACCTTGTCCGTTTTGTGGCGGTAAAGCGAGATTAGTACCGTATGGCGATGAACATTATTTTGTATCGTGTACAAATATCAAATGCTGTGCTACAGCTGGTCGCCATATGCAAAATAAAGATGAAGCAATTAAAGCATGGAACAGACGGGACGGTGAGTATATATGAAAACAGTAATAGCAACAGTTATTGAAAAAAATGAGTATAGGATAAAAATAGACGTAGAAAATGACGCTACAGAGGATGAAATTAAGGATGTTATAGAAGAAGCATACATGGATGATGATCATAATATGGACATAGTTAATAATACTTATGATATAAAAATAAAAAATAGTAGGTGAATAGATTATGGAAAAGCTTACAGCAAAGGTTATAAAAGAATATATAGTAGACAAAAACCAACCAGTGTTTGCAGATGATTTTAAAGCCAAAGGCAGAGAATTAGTCGAACGATTTGGGGTTACAGTTCCCGAAGCTCTCGACATTCTTAACAATAGAAACATTCTTGAAATAGTATGTAAATACGAACACTCAGTAGAAGAACGTAAGCAAGGGCATTGGATTGAAAAGCATTTAGCCGGAAATACTACAATAACATGTTCGTGCTGTAAAACTTTGGTTATAACAAATAGCACAATATTTGCTTACTGCCCTTACTGTGGGGCTATTATGGACGGTAAAGCTATATGTAATGATTAAGGAGTATAGAGAAGGAGACTGATATGCTAATAGAACAGTATATTAAGCATGTAGAGCGGTACTTTTGGGATCGTAAGCAAATACAAAAAGTTGTTGATGAAGAAAAAGAGCAGCGTACTGCACGGAAAGGGCATACTGGCGGTGGTGGTCATGCTTTTATCAGTAATCCAACAGAAACAGCAGCATTAAAAAACATTGAGCCAGTACGTATGATATCGTTTGGATATGGACCATATCAGTCGATAATAATGAACCCGGAGCTATGGCTTGAAGTTGTCGCAGAAACCTATAAGATACATGAGAATCAGCTTACTGGTAAAGTTATGTATCAAAAATATGAAAAAAGGAAGCCGATGAAAATAATTGCAGAATTAACCGGCGTAAATAGAGATACCTGTTATGAATTTCGTAAGGAGTTTCTCCGAGATGCTGTTGGTTTGGCATTGAAAAAAGGTTTGATAAAATAAAAAAGTTTCCGACATATTACCTGTTTTAATGAGTTAAAATAGTATTATAAGTAAGTAGGCTTACAACAAGCTTGGGTTTGAGAGTAATGTAATCTTCAATGGTACTCAAACGCGGCTTGCAGCAGTCGCACTGATAGTGTATAAAATGTCGCAAGGAAACCCAGTAACGGGATGCTTGCAAAGGTGAAACGTTCAAGCTTAGCGCTTGGACATTACCCTGCCGTTGGGGTAATACAGCGGCTTATTTATTGGAGTGTGATTAAATGCTAGTAAAAGAACTAATAGAAAAGCTCAAGGAAATGCCTCAAGATGCACTAGTGATGTATGATTATGATTGTGAACTTGTTCCTGTAGATAAAGTGGAAACGTATCCATTTGAAGGAACTATAGCTGTGGAACTGTCTACAGATTGGAGTAAGAATAACGTTAGTCTACATGAATAATTCGGCGTTAAAAAGTCGATAAAATACGGTAATATATATCAAAATTTAGCATAAAACTTAATATAAAGGCACTTAACTTCGGTTAGGTGCTTTTTTATTTGCAAAGGTGGTGATGAGAGATGGCTGCATTAAAAGATCCAAGGCAGGAGAAGTTTTGTAGGCTTATGGCTGTAGGTGGTAAAACGCAAGAGCAGGCAGCCATAGATGCAGGATATTCAGCGAAAAGTGCTAGGCAGGCTGCGTCAAGGCTGTTAACAAAGGCGCACATTGTTGACAGGGTAGCAGAGCTTCAAGCTGTTACTGAAGAAAAAATTGCAGATGAACAGAAAGATATCATAGATGAACTTAGCAAATTAAGAAAGTTTTGGCTAGAAGTGATAGACGATAAAGAAGAACGTATGAATAATAGGCTTAAAGCATCTGAGCTATACGGGAAATCAATAGCAGCGTTTGTTGAGAAACGTGAGGTCAGTGGCAAAGATGGAGAACCTATTACATTTCGCTGGGCTGGTGATGACGGTTGAAAGTAATAACTATACCATACAAACCAAGACCTCTTTGGAAAGATGTGATTCATCCTGCGCTTGATAAATACCGTTTCGCTGTTATAGTAGCGCACAGACGTTATGGCAAGACCGTAGGAATGATAAACGAATTGAGTAAGAGCGCTATTAAGAATACGCTTATAAGTCCTCAGTTCGCATACGTGGCACCGTTTAGAAACCAAGCTAAGATGATTGCATGGAACTACTTGAAATATTACACAAGCGCAATTCCAGGAAGAAAGGTTAATGAAAGCGATCTGTTTATAGAACTGCCGTCAAAGCATAAAAATGCTGTTGGGGCAAGGATATATATTATAGGCGCAGATAAACCTGATGCCCTTCGCGGTACTTACTGGGACGGTGTTGTCCTTGATGAATACGCTCAAATAAAGCCTGAATTATGGGGCGAGGTAATACGGCCGGCATTAGCTGATCGTAAGGGGTTCGCATATTTCATAGGAACGCCTAAAGGACAGAATCAGTTTTATGAGATATACCAAAAAGCGCAAAGCAGCGAAGAATGGTTTACCTGTCTTTATAGAGCTGATGAAAGTGGTGTCCTGGATGAAGCTGAGCTTAAATCAATGATGAAAGATATGACAAAAATTGAGATTCGCCAAGAACTTTATTGTGATTTTACTGCTTCTGCTAGTGAAGTTGTAATACCTATAGATCTTGTAACTGAGGCTGCGCATAGGACGCTGGTTTCTAGAGATGTTATTGGTATGCCGACTGTTTTAGGTGTGGATGTAGCGAGATATGGCGATGACAGTACTGTTATTTTTGCTCGTCAAGGGCTAATGCTTCATAAGCCAAGAGTTTATAGAGAGCTAAACGTTACAGAGGTTGTTGACAGAGTAATCTTAGCAATTGCAGATTATCGACCGGAAATAGTATTCATCGATGTAGGTAATATGGGTGCCGGCGTGATTGATAGATTAAGACAACTTGGCTATGACAATGTTTATGAAGTCGCTTTTGGCAGCAACGCTATGGAACATAATAGGTTTGAAAATATAAGGGCTGAAATGTATTTCAAGGCCCGGGATTGGTTATTAAGCGGCGGTGCTATTCCGGATATTCCTGAATTTAAAAGTGAATTAAGCGTTGTCGAATATAAATTTTCTGATAAAACATCTCGAATTATGCTTAAACCAAAAAAGGAAATAAAAGAAAAGCTTGGTAGAAGCCCAGATTTGGCAGATGCTTTTGTACTTACTTTTGCTAGACCATTATATGTACCTATTGATACAGATGATGTTAGGCAGCAGTCGTATGATCCGTTTGCCGGTATGTGAAGGGAGGTGAGACTATGCATAAGATTATGATGCAGTTACACGGTGGCGGCGGTGGAGGTGGCAGTGTTGAGCCTATAAAACAAAGCGCACCTGGCAGTACAGCAGCGGCCACTATTGATAGTGCGACAGAGGGAGAGAGACAAAGCCTGCTTCAAAAACTCTCTAAAGCTCGGGGCAGAAGCTATACCAATAAGACTGGTGGGCAGCTTACTTCTGATAGTGTCAAGAAAATGTTGTTGGGAGAATGATTATGGATATCAAAGATATGCTGCGTGACAGCGATAAATTAAGACGAAAACAACATACTATCTCCCAGCTTTATACATTGCGCAGCCAATATGAGCCAACGTGGAGGATGCTAAGCCGGTATATAAATCCGACAAGGGGCAGGTTTGAGGAAGATATCCAAAGCACAGAAGGGCATAGACGTGACGAATACCTTATAGACCCACATCCCCAAAAAGCAGTTGGTAAATGTGCAGCTGGTATCCACAGCGGGTTGACATCGCCGTCAAGGCCTTGGTTTGAACTTGGTCTGCAAGATGAAGAAAAAGCTAATTACCACGCTGTAAGGATGTGGTTAGATGATTGCCAGGAGATTATGAGCAGCATTTATTCTAAGAGCAATGCTTATAATATGCTGCAGCAGATTGAGGCTGAAATGGCTCAATTTGGTACAGGGGCTTCTCTGATGCTGGAAGACTACAATTATGGCATATGGATGAGGCCGTACACCTGCGGTGAATATGCTGGCGGTGTAGATGTAAGGGGAAGGGTTTATACGTTCGCTAGACGCTTCAGGTTAAGCGCAGACCAAATCGTTAAAGAATATGGTATTGATAACGTATCGGAAAGCGTGAAATCTGCTTATAATGACGGAAATATCACAACATACTTTGATATTGAAATGCTTATAGAGCGTAATGATGATTATGATCCTAACAAATTGGCTTTAGGCAATTTCCCCTGGCGCTCATATCACTATGAAAAAGGTGCTAATGACAAATTCCTGAAGATATCAGGGTTTAGGGAATGCCCGTTCCTCATGCCGCGTTGGACCTTGATTGCAAATGGTGTATATGGCTCTGGACCTGGTCATAATGCTTTGGGCGATTGTATGCAGTTGCAGAAGATTGAGAAGAATAAACTTAGGGCTATTGATAATGCTGCAGATCCGGCGATGGCATTTCCTGCTTCAATGAAGAAGCTTGACAGAATGCCAGGAGGACTAAATTTTTATCCTGATGGAACTGTACAGCAGGCTTATCCACTTGTGGACCCAAGAGCAAAGGCCTATGAAGGCATAGGAGCATTGTCTGAGGAGAAACGGCGGTCGATAGCTGAAACGTTCTATAATGATTTGTTTATGATGATTACATCTCAGGATGGACCTCAAATGACTGCACGTGAGATTGCAGAGCGGCATGAAGAAAAGCTCCTGATGTTGTCCCCGGTACTTGAGCAAATGCACAATGAGGTTTTAGAACCTATGACGCTTCGCACTTTTGATATTTGTTTGAGACATGGGTTGTTTCCGCCTATGCCGGAGGAGATTGACAAAAGCGAATTAAAAGTATCCTTCATTTCTATCTTGGCTCAAGCCCAGAAAATGGTTGAAATACCTGCTATTGAGCGTACAGTTGGATTTGTTGGTAATCTTGCTGCTGCTCAGCCTGAAGTGCTTGATATCATCAATCTTGATGAAGCTGTACGAGGTTTCGCAGAATCTACTGGCGTCAAAGAAAAGATAGTGCGTGATGAAAACGAAGTAGCTGAACTTCGCAAACAGCGTGCTCAGGCACAGCAGGAACAAATGCAAGCTGAACAGATGGCTGCTGCTGCGCCTGCTGTTAGGGATTATGCTGATGCGGCCAGGTTGATGAGTGAAACACCTGCTAATGGTGGCAATGCATTAGATCAATTGCTGGGAGGCGGGATTTAATGAAAAACAAAAAAATGAATATGCTTGCACAACAAGCGCTGGACGACTTGGACGTTATTATGCGGACCGAGAACGGACGGCGTTTTATTTATGCCATTTTGGAAAGCACAGAGGTCGAAACAGCGGTTTTTTCAGCTGAGCCATACTTCAATGCTTTCTTATCAGGTAAACGTGCTGTAGGTGTTGATTTGTTAAAGAATATCCGGATGCTGAACGATGGACATTCTTTAGAGATGCTGATGCGTAATGAAGCAGAGAGCGCTAGACACCCTCCTGATTTAGAGGACGATGACCTTTTTAAAGTAGATAACGACATAGCGGAGGTAAGACATGAATAAGTTTACACAAATGTTTTTTGAAGCAGATGGTGCTGGTGGAGGCGGTGAACCTGCTCCTTCCGGTGACCCGTTTGTAACAGAACCTGCTCCTGAAGGTGAGCCGAGTGGAGAGCCAACGCCTGCAGGTGACGGTGATCCTGTAACTACACCTAAAAATGTATTTGATGATCCTGTGCAAGAGCCTGTTGTTCCTGACAAATATGAGTTCAACCTACAGGAAGGGCTGGAACTTTCGCCTGAACTGGAAGCTGATTTTACAGCGATTGCTAAAGACGCAAAGCTTACTCAGGAGCAGGCTACTAAGCTGATTGATTTGCATAGCAAAGTAGTTTTAGACGTTATGCATAAGCAGGAGGAAATTGTAGACGGTTGGACTGCTGAATGTCAAAAGCAGGGGCTTATTTCTCGTGAGAACATTGCTGCTGCTAAATTAGCTGTTAATACTTTTGGCGGTGGTGAGGCTATGCAGGTACTTGTAAATACAGGTGTGGCCAATCATCCGGCAATACAAAAAATGCTGCAAAACATTGGAGGCTTGCTTATGGAAGACCAACCGCCTGATGGGCAAGCACCTAAATCTAAGGAACTGGGCGACGCCGAGTTGTTTTTCTCCGGCGGCGGGTTCAAATAAAAATATTAAGGAGTGGTAAATAATGCCAGATTTGACAGGTTTCGCAACCCTTCAAGACTTTGCATCTCGTCAAGGGTTCGACAAAAAGTATCAAAAAATTATTGAACTACAAACCAAAACAAATAAGATTTTAAAAATTATGCCGTTCAAAATGTGTAACTCTAAGGACTATGAGGAAGCTACATTGCGTTATTCTCTGCCGGAAGTAGCGTGGAGAATGATTAACCGCGGGACTAAGCCGAGCAAGTCTAAAACTAAGCAAGTATCTTTTACTTGCGGCGAGATGGAAGCGCTGGCTGAAATCGACGAAAAACTTGCACGAAAGAACAATATGCAGGCTTCTTGGATGATGAGCGAGAATGCTGCCTTTCTTGAAGCAATGAACCAAGAAATGGCGACTACGCTTTTCTATGGCGATGAGAAAATCAATCCTGCAGGATTCACCGGTTTAGGCGCTTATTTTTACAGTAAGACCAATCAGGAAGATATTTGGGCAGACCAAATCATTGATTGCGGCGGCACAGGTGATAATCTGACTTCTGTATGGTTTGTAGGCTTCGGAGAGCAGCAGGTATACGGCTTGTTCCCAGAAGGCGATACAGCAGGCTTTACTTATAAGTATTTGGGTGAACAAAAAGTAACAAATGATAAAGGCGAGGTATTCTTTGCTCATACTAGTAAATATAATTGGTCTATGGGCCTTGCAGTTAAAGATCCTCGTTATGTTGTGCGTTTGGCCAATGTTGATTTAAAAGATCCTGCTACTACTACAATCTTCGACAAATTGATCGAGGGTTATTATCAGATTGAAAATCCTGATAATGTTAATTTGCAGATCTTCTGCAATAAGCAGTTTGAGGCTTTTATGGCCAAGGCTGCACGTAATGACAAAAATACTATGCTGTCTATTGATACAGTTGAAGGAAAACCTGTTGTTAATTTCTGGGGCGTTCCGTTCCAGCGTTGCGCAGCTATTCTGAATACTGAATCTCAGCTTGTTTAAAAAGGAGGAATATAAAATGGCACGTATTGATGCTCAATTATTGCTGTCTGAGAATCAGGCCGTTACCGGCACAAACGCAAACAGCAGTGTTATTGATTTAGGAAGTACAGGCGGGTTTATGCATCCGCTGTACTTTGACGTAAAACTGACCACACCAATGACTTCCGGCAAGATTACTAAAGTAAAAGTACAATCTGCTGCAACTGAGGGGTTTGATAGTCCTGCTGATGAGGTTGAGGTAAGTGTACCTGATTCTCTGATTCAAACAAGGGCTTGTACTGTGGCACAATTCTTTTCTCCAATCAAATATGGTAATCGTTATATTAGATTGGTTTACACAGCTAGTGAGGCTGTGGGCGGCAAGGTCTTTGCTTATATGACTGACGGCATTCAGGTAACTTTATAATGGCTACTTACAAAGTAAAGCGTAATTGTTTTACTTTGGGTCGTATGTATAGACGTGATGATATTGTAACGCTTGCAGATAATATTAAGGTTCCTGAACATTTTGTGAAACTTAATAGACCAGCAGCAGTATCTTCCGGTAATGACGATCCGCGTTATCTCCAATATGAAGCAATGAACTTTAATGATTTAAAAGAATTGGCCAAAGAACAGGGAATAAAAACAAGTCAGAAATCCAGGGAAGCTATTATTAATGAATTAGTAGCACTGGCGCAAGATTAAATCAGCCGGGGGCATATGTCCCCGGCTTTCTTTATAACAGAGGTGAAATTATGGATAAGGTTGAGATTTGTAATATTGCACTTAATCATATAGGCGTAGCTACAATAGAACGACTTGACGAAGCCAGCGAGCCGGCACGAGTATGCCGTCGCTGCTATGACTATGTTAGACAGGCCGTGTTAAGGAAATTCCCTTGGACATTTGCTACAAGAAGTGTACAGTTAGCTGCTATTCAAGATGTGCCTCCTAACTGGAAGTATGCATATCGTTATCCTGCTGATGCAGTATGCCTGAGAATGATGTATAACGAGCATTTTTGTGGTCTGCCGAGGGATAACCAATATAAAATCGTTTCGGATAAACAGGGGAAAGCTATTTATACTAATATCGGCAATGCCTGGATTGAATACACTGTAGATGTTACCGACGCAGATTTATATGATGCTCAATTTGTAGAGGCATTTGGATGGAAGCTCGCTGCAGAAATTGCTTATGCGTTGACTGGCAAATTGGATTTAACGCAGATGTGTATTCAGGCTTATAACGCTTATTTTGCAGAAGCCAGTTCTACTGACGCTGATGAAGAACATTTGCTGGATCCGCACATTGACAGATTAGCGGCAGCAAGATTTACGGGGGCATAATTATGGCACTCTATCAATTAAAATCAAGTTTTGCCGGCGGTGAATTGTCGCCGTCTATGTATGGACGTACTGATATTGCTAAATATGACAGCGGAGCTGCTGTTTTAAGAAATTTTTTCGTTCTGCGTTATGGTGGCGCTGCTAATAGACCAGGCTTTAAGTTCATAGCGCAGACTTATAATAATAAAAAGGCTGTGCTAATACCATTTATGTACAGCACAGATCAAAATTATATTGTTGAAATTACTGCTGGCAGATGCCAGTTTTATACAGATGGTGGTATTGTTGTAAAAGAAGATGGCACACCATATAGCATAGAAAACTTTTTTACTGATAAAGATTTAGAAGATGCTGCAAAAATAAAATATACACAGAGTGCTGACGTGCTTTTCATTGTTCATCCTGCACATGCACCAATGACACTTACAAGATATGGAAGTTTAGATTGGCGCTTTGAGGCAATGGATATTACAGGTGGACCTTTTGATGCTTCTAATTTTAATAGTGCTTATATCGTTACAAAAACGCAGCAATGGACTACTCCGGGAACATACACTGTTCATATTCCAGCAGGAATAGATTCTATAGAATATAAAATTGCTGGTGCAGGCGGTGGCGGTGGCGGAGGAAATCATATGAGCCATGGACCATATTTATATGGTGGTAATGGTGGTAGTGGCGAACTGCTCACAGGGAAAATGACTGTAACCAGCAATAGTGACTATCAAGTGATAGTTGGCGCCGGTGGTGTAGGCGGTGTTGGTGTAAAATATAGTGACAGTCAGACTAGCGGAAAATCAGGAGGCAATTCTTCATTTGGTAATATTTCTGCCAGAGGTGGAGGCGGCGGATACAGAGCTACTACACCATCTTACTCGAGTAGTGAAGGAGAATGGATTGGCGGTAGTGATGGTGCCAATGGTACTTCCTATGGTGCAGGCGGTGCAGGTGGTAATGGTACTAACTGGGGGGGCGGAACAGCAGGCAGCGGTGGTAATGGTTGGGTAGAAATTTTATATAGTGCGTCTATTGGTGATAACACAACAGTAAAAGCATCTGATGTATATGGTGATATAACTTTGACGGCTTCTGATGATATTTTTGCAAAAAGTGACGAAGGAAGCCTTTTTGCTCTAACTCACTTTTTAGAAACAGATTATAAAAAAGGGACACCAAGTAGTACAGGCGGAAATTTGCAGGTTAGTGTATTACCGAAATCCAATGTCTATGTAGAAAGTTTTGGTTTTTGGGATGGTAATTTTAGTTTGGAAAAATATGATCCTGTTTCTTTACAATGGGTAAATATAAGAACACAGAGCGGGAACAGAAGCCAGAATTATAGCTTGACTGAGGAGAACACGTCTGAAAGTATTGCCAGTTACAGAGTTACTTCTACTGAATTTAATACAGGCGTTTGGAGCGGTGAAAATGAGAAGCAGAGAGGCTATATAACCATTCAAAGCATCGGCGGAGATTATACGGGCCATGTATTGATCACTGAATATGTCAGTCCTGCAGTAGTGAAAGGGACTGTAAAAAAACAGTTGGCTTCTACAGATGAAACCCGCGATTTTGCTTTTGCTGCTTGGAATGGTGAAAAAGGGTATCCTTCTGCAACAGGGTTTTATGAAGACAGGTTAGTCTTTGCGGGAAGTAAAGGATTTCCGCAGACATTCTGGACAAGCAAAACAGGAGACTATTATAACTTTGGAACAAGCATACCATCTGCCGATGATGATGGAATTACGGCTACTTTAAACGGTGGACAAATGAATGGCATTAAGGCAATTATAGCTTTTGGTGAAATGCTGCTGTTAACAGCCGGTGGAGAATTTAAAGTAAGCGGCGGCGGTAAAGCCATTACAGGAAGTAATGTTTTAAGTCAACCGCAGGAATATAGGGGTGTGTCAGATGTTAATCCTGTCACTATCGGCAGCAGGATTATTTATGTGCAGCACCAGGGCAATATCATACGTGACCTTGCTTACAGCTATGATGTTGATAAATATACCGGTGATGATTTAAATTTATTGGCTTCACACTTGTTTGAAGGGCATAAAATAATATCTATGACCTATCAACAGATACCTAACAGTATTGTTTGGTGTGTGCGTGATGATGGTTTGCTGTTAGGGCTTACCTACATCAAGGAACAGGATATCTACGCATGGCACCAGCATACCACGGCAGGCGGGAAGTTTGTTAGTGTATGTAATATCGGAGGGTCAACAGAAGATAAGTTATATGCAGTAATTGAGCGTGGCGGGCAGTATTATGTGGAAATAATGGAAAGCCGTGATAAAAGTACTAACGTAGAGGATCAGTTTTTCGTAGACAGTGGTATAACCTATGAAGGAGAGCCGACCGATGAAATATCAGGTCTTGAGCATTTAGAAGGTTATACTGTGGCTATATTGGCAGATGGAAATGTACTTCCTCAGCAAACTGTAGAAAACGGCAAGGTTCTTCTTGGAAATAAATACAAGAAGGTCCATGTAGGGCTGCCTATAGATGCGGAAATAAAAACACTGCCTATAGATTTTACCGCTCAAGATGGCACATATTTAAGTCGGAAGAAACGAATTGCTACAGTTACATTATTACTTAAAGATAGTCGCGGTGGATTATTTGGAATGAAGGAGAATGAGTTAGATGAATTTAAATGGCGCAGTAATGAAGCCTATGGGGAACCGATTGGTTTACAAACAGGTAAGTTTAAAGTAACGATCAAGTCTGCTACTTATGATGAAACTCAGCAGATAATAATTAAACAGCCTGATCCGCTGCCAATGACTGTATTATCTTTGATTCCGAAAATAGAAGGGTAAGGTGTATTATGGCAAAGTATGAATTTGTAAAGCCCACAAGGGCAGATGCTGAGTATATAGCGGCTAATCTTAAGACAGATAATTACCGTGAACTATTTTGTGCTATTGGTCCTAACGCTCTTGATGATATTTTAGATGGATTGAAGCACAGTGATGAAATCGGCTGCCTGTATATCAACGGCGTACCCGCTGCTGTATATGGAGTGAGAAAAGCTTCGATAATGAGCGACGAGGGGCGCGTATGGCTGCTTATGACGAAGGAAACGGAGAACCATAAGGTATTTGTCGGAAGGCAGACTAAAAAGGCTGTAAGAGGGCTTTTAAAGAGATACGACAGGTTATATAACTGGGTCAATGTTGGAAATGATAATATAATGCGTTGGCTTAAATGGCTTGGCGCAGAAATACATGAACCAGCGCCGCATGGAGTTTATAATCTGCCGCATCACTTTTTTGAGTTTAGAAAGGATGATGAATAATGGGCGTAGCGGCAACAATAGGCGCCACTCTTTTGGGTGGCTTTATTTCAGGCAGAGCGCAGCAGCAGCAATATAACGCTGCCGCTCAACAGGCAGAGGTAAATGCTCAGATAGCGAATCAGAATGCAGATAAACTGCAGGCGCAGGCTGAAGAACAGTCTAAGTCAAATACTATCAACGAAGAAAACAAACGCCGTCGTATGAACGCTATGTTAAGCCAGCAGAGGGCTAATATAGGTGCTTCCGGTATAACAGCTTCAGGCAGTGCGGCAAACGCTTTAGCTGATAGTGCGTATAATATGGAAACAGAGCTTGCTATCGAACGCTATAATTCAAGGCAAGGCGTTGAGAATATTTTTCAGCAGTCTACTGACCTTGTTAATCAACGTGATATCTATAATCAAAATGCACGCAATTACCGTAAAGCCGGTAAGCGTGCACTTATGAATAATATGCTTATGAGTGGGTTATCCCTTGCAGGTAGTTTATACAGTTCTAAGAGCGCAGGAAAGCAAGGTGTTTCCTCGTATGGAAAAGGAAGTGACGGGTATGGATGGGGTAATAGTGGTAATATATCTTTAGGCGGTTATGATTCTAGTAAGTGGAAAACTACTTATGGTACAAGCACAGGTTATAACTGGATTTAAGAAAAGAGTACCAAGAGAGTGGTAAGAGAGTGTTGCATTAGTACGAAATGTATTATATAATAAACGAAAAGAGATAGTCAGTGGTCGCACGCTGGCTCTCCCTCATAATTGTAAAATGTGAAAAGAGATAGTTTAACGTGTGGTAGCGTTAGCTCATCTCGTAACAAGAATGTGATTGAAAACGAGCCCGCGACCTTACGTTGGGCTTATTTTCTTGCTATTTTACGGCAAGAATAATGGTAGCCACGAGAATACCAAACGCTATCATTAGGGATAATGCTTGATATATGCTCATAGGATCACCACCAATCAGTTACGGACTGATAAGCCAACATAGTTAAACTATCTCGGACAACATTATAACACACCTTTAAGCGCTTAACAATTTGTTAAAGCGCTTTTTCTATACCCAAAAGGAGGCTAGAATATGGCAATCGACATTTTTCAAGTAGGTGCGCAGTTAGGAGCGCCGGCAAGTAAAGTATCTAACGTCCGCTATGATAACAGTGGGCAGCAGGCTGTTGCAAGAGAATCATCCCAGACCGGTAGAATTATTCAGGCCGGTGTTGAGCATGTAAGAGAGCAGATCATAAGAACCGACGTTCTGCAGGCTAATAATGAGTATGTAAAACGTACTAACGATCTAAGAATGCAGTTGATGCAGAAAAAAGAAAAAGGTGCTCTTGACATTGTCGGTGAGTATGAAGCTGGTGAAAGAAAGATCCGCAGCGAACTTATGGCTCAAAGTCCTCAAAGCGTAAAGTACGGCAAAGGTGCTATGTTATTTGATTACAGCACCCAGCAAACTGATAATGCTAATCGCAGAGTTTTGGGGCAATACAGAGCGCAGCAGTTTGAAGCCTGGCAGAATACTACTTTTGCTAATTCTATAAATAGTTCTGTTCAAAAGGCTGTTTTATCTCCTAATGACCCTGCAGTTATAGCCGATGTACAAAAAGAAATTGATTACGCCATAAATTCCAGATATGGAACATATGGAAGAGAAAGGCTTGATTTAGAGTATAGAAAATGGACTGGAGTATTAGGTCAGGCGTTGATAGACAGAAGTTATGCTAATGGCGATATAAATACGGCCGAAGCTTATGTTGAAAAATATGGTCCTTATATGGATCCGGGCGTAACGAGTGCCTATGCTAAAAATGTTTATGCTCGCAAACAAGAAGAACGGCTGTTTAACATGGGACAGAACCTTTATGCTACTTTTGGTGAGGATGAAGGCGCTGCACGTGATTATATCTTTGGCGATAATTTTAAAACAGAGGTTGATGGTAAGGCGATTGTAAAAGCAGCTAGTGCAGATATAGGTAATAATTATGGTGAGAATACTTGCACTATTAGTATCAATAGATGGTTGAGATCTGCTGGAGCTAAAGAAGGAAATACGTGGGCGCCAACCAATATGGAAGATGCAAAGGACAATGGAGTATTTTTTACCCAACGGAATCAGCTTCGAAATGGTGATATTGTTTATTGGGATTGGGAAGATAATGACGACAGCGATCATGTAGGGGTTTATGATGCTTCTACAGGAAAAGTAATTCAAAGCGGTACGCATGGAGTTGCTGCTTTGGATTTAGATCATTATAAAGTTTTAGGTTTTGCTCATCCGATAAGCGATGCGCCTACGTTGGAAGATAGGCAGAAGGCCTGGAACAATTATGTGCAACAGAAAAATATTAATGATGCCATTAAAACTAATCAGCAAAATATGATCATAAAAAATATAGAACAAAGATTATGGGATAATTTTAAAACAGGTATTATTGATTCGCAGGATATGAGAAATATGGTTTTTAGTGCTTCTGGTGGAGATGCAGATGTAGAACGGACGTTATTAAAATTCGGTGATGATTTAATAGGCATTCAGACAAAAGCTGCCGCTGCGGTATCTAATAGTGGCATTTATAAATCAATCAAGGATGCAATTACGAATAGCACTGTAACACCAGCCGAAGCAGTATCGTTAATCAACCAAAATGCAACAGTCTTGGGTGAAGCAGATAGAAGCAGGTTATTGGCTTTTGCTAGAAATCAAGATCCAAGAAATAAGGATGTTGATAAACGTTTAGCTATTATAATTGATGAAACTATTGATGATAAAGTGGAACGCGGAGATTTGCAGGCTTTTCTGGATAATGCATTGCAAGATATTACTGACCCTGATGCAAGATTTGCGACAGGGAACGAAGTTCTAAAAGAGGCGTTTAAAAATCGTGCTATTTATAAAAGCTTTAACAGTAAGCAACTTGAATGGGGTTCTTTAAAGAGTAGCCTTTCACCTAATCTTTCCCCTTATATAGATATTTATCAAAAACGTAACGGCAATAATATTGATTTGGGAAGTGCAAAAACATTTTTTGGAGCTATAAACCCTAATGATTTATATCAAGTATCGGCATTGAAAAAAGTTACAGAAGAAAATAGGCCTATGGATATCCAGGAGCTCAATAAGCAGATTGCTGCTATAGCTTTGAGCAATGGTGTAGATGCAGCTCCGCATTTACTGGAGATGCCACAGCAGAATGAAACCGCAGTACAGCAAAATGAAAGTACTCCATGGTTCAGTGATTGGGGAGCCAGTGAGCGTACTGGTTTGGCAGCAATGAATTTCAGTGATGCTATTGAATCTATCAAACAACGTCATTTAGCGGCATTAAGAGGAGAAATTAACGAGGAGTGGTAATATGGCAAGGTCTGTATTGTACGATGTAGCAGCGGCAGGAAAGTTTATACCAGACGATTTAAAGACTAAAGCATTACAAGGAGCTAATGCAAATAATATATCGCTTCAAATGGCAGCTCGTAATCCTGATTATTATTTACCTAAAAACTTTGATTATGACTGGAATAAATATGAGAAGATCGCACCAAGAACAGCAGAGGCGTTAAAAGACCCTGTGCTTATGAGCATTGCCGGTACTAAAGCTGCAGAATTTTGGGGCGAGCAAGAAAATAACTGGAAAAGTATTACAGCGCTGAAAAATGGTTTTAAGAATGTTGCTCGCAGCGGTTATGGTGCAGTTGCACTGCTTGCTGATTTGGGTGCAGATAAAAAAGATGTTGACTTGACAACGGAATCCAAGGTTTTTAGCGCAGATACAATAGGACGGCTTTTGTATGCTGTCGGTGGAGATAAGCTAAAAACTATTGGTACTGAAGCTAAACGCATTGGTGGCAGTGAAATATTTAAGCCGGAAGAAGTAAAGGCTGAAACTGCGGCAGGCCAGTTTTATTATGACTTACTGCAGAATGCACCACAATTAGCGGCACAGGTCGGCGTCGCAATCAGTACAGGCGGCTGGAGTGCTGCTGCTTTTATGGGCAGTCAGATTGCAGGCGGACAATATTTAGATCTTACTGAAGCTGGGGTATCTAATGACAGAGCCAGAGCTGCGGCGTCTTTAAACGCTGTTGCACAGTCTGCTCTTGAAAAAGTGGGCTTGGGCAAAGTCATGGGAGCAGGAGCAAGAGCCGCTAAAATCGCAACTATGGGCGGTAAGGCCAAAGAAGTTTTTAAAACTGCATTGACAGAAGGCATTACTGAATGGATTCAGGAATACCCGGATGCTGCTGCTGAAATATGGGCTAAAAATGCGAATCTTTCCACTCAAGAGCAAATACTTAAATTTTATCATGAATTTGGAGAAATCACTAAAAGAGGCGCTTATTCCGGTGCTATTGGTGCGGTGTTTGGTGGTCTTGGAGGTTCGGTAAGCATTGCCGTAGACCGTAATGCAAATAGAGTTATGCAGGAGCAGGCTGTACGTACTGCGGAAACGATGAAAAACAGTAAGGACGTAGATATTACCGCCAGCAAACTAGTACTGAACCAAACGACAGAAGAAAAGGCTTATGTAGATGCTGAAACCCTTTTTACATATGCGCAGGCAAATCCTAATCTGGATGTAAAAGATACCTTTGGTATAGAGGTTTCTGAACTGCAGGCTGCTGCTGTTCGTGGTGAGGATATTGAAATGCCAATGGGTACGTATTGTGCGGCAGAGGCTCAAAATCCTGGCTTTTTCCAGGCTGTAAGCAATAACGTAGCTTTTGAACAGGGCGGTTATACAGAAGAACGCGCCAGAAATAAAAAAGCTCTCCAAAGCGCTTATAAAAAAGCGTTGGAGAACGACGAGGAATTTAGAACTGCAGTTGATACTTTTAGAAATGAATTGACCGAAGCGGGACTAAATCAAAAGGAAACAGGTGACGTCCTGGCTATTTTAACCAGCCGTGCTATGATTGCTAATCCTGATGACCCTATGCAGTATTTCAGAGATAACCCTTTAAGCTTCAAACGAGTTGTCAGCACTCCTAATGGCCGGTATATGCAAACTAAAAGTGCTAACGAAAAATTGCTTGAGGATGAAAATAACTTTTCTGGTATCGTAGATGAATATACTGCTGGGAAAATAAATGATACTAAAACCTATAATGTTATGACGACACCTCTTGCATTGGGACTTGCGGGCGGTAAAATTTTGCCTGTGACTATTGACGGAAGTAAGATCAAACATATTTTTGACGGACATTCCGATGGCATGACGCCGGAGCTGCTAAAACAAGTTCCACGTGCTATGGCTGACCCGATGATGGTTTTAGATTCGTATGCTGGGCGTAAGGTTGTTGTATTAGACTTAAAGGATGCACAAGGGTCTACTATTATTGTTCCTTTAGAACTTGATGTTGAACGCAATCGTTATCAGGTGAATGCTGTCAGCAGTGCTTATGGGAAAGGTGGAGAAAATGGCACAGATTATGATTGGTTTATAGAGCACAATCTAAAAAAAGGTAGAGTGTCATATATAAATAAAGAAAAGACTGCCAAGTGGTTACAGTCTCCAGGCAGCGATTCCGCCAGCAGAGGTAACGACCTTGACAGTCTTCTTAATAATAGTATACCAGATGAAAATGCACTCCGCAAGAGACGAGAAGAAATGCAGGGATACTACCAGACCGCTTTTCACGGAAGTCCACATAAATTTGAAAAATTTGATTTGGGATCTGTTGGTACAGGAACAGGTATACAGGCCCATGGGTGGGGTTTGTATTTTGCTTTCAGCAAAAATACTGCTAAACGGTATAGGGATAGATTGAAAGGCAGCCGCGATACATATACTGGTGAAGGGTCTCTAGTTGAAGTTGAAATCCCTGAAAAAGATGTATTACTTGATGAAAATAAATCTATTGAAAAGCAACCGCCTAAAGTACGTGAGATTATTAAAGCTGAATTAGAAAGAATTGGTGGGAGTGCGCATAGCGGCAAAAGCTTTTATAAAGAATTAATGTTTGAGATGAAAAGGAGGGGGGCGGAAAATCCAGCCAGAGCAGCATCTGAACATTTAAATAAATTAGGGATAAAAGGCATTAAATATGTTGGAATGGTAGATGGAGAATCATATGTAATTTTTGACGATCAGGCAATAAAAATAATCAACAGTTATAATCAAAAAGTTAATAACGACAAAAAAGGCGCTATCACCTGGGACGAAGAAGGCAAAGCAATTATCAGCCTGTTTGAAGGTGCTGATATGAGCACTGTTATTCATGAAGCTGTCGGACATTACTTTATTGAGAATCTCATGCGTGAAGGGGCTCTCCCTAATGCTACAGAGCAGATGAAAAAAGACCGTCAGACTATGCTTGATTATGCAGGTGTAACTAAAGACTGGGATAGCTTGTCGCAGGAAGAAAAAACAGCAGCACATGAACGCTGGGCAGAGGCCGCAGAAACTTATATGCTTGAAGGCAAGGCGCCCTCAAAAGAGCTGCAGCCGGTATTTAACAGGTTCAAAAAATGGCTGCTTGCTGTTTATAACGCCGTTTTTTCGGATAAGCGCAGTAAAAATGCTGTTCCAATCAACGATGAAGTAAGGCAGGTTTTTGACAGGATGCTGGCAAGTGAAGAGCAAATATCAGAAATGGAGCGTATCGACGGTTATTTTTCTGCTTTGCCAGATGTTGTATTAGATGCACTTTCAGAACCACGTAAGCAAATGCTGCGTAATTTTGCTGCTAAAGCTCACGATAAGGCAGTACAGTTATTAACAAAAGAAAGCCTTGTTAATTTCAATCAGGAGCGTAAAGACCGAATTCAAAAATATCGTGAAGATGTAGAGCCGCAGGTCAAAGAATCGATTGCAAAACAGCCGTTATATATGGCTTCGGAGCAGATACTTGATATTGCATCTGATTTAAAAACAGCGAAGGGCGTAGCTAACAGATATTTAGAAGGTAATTTTGATGAAAGTAAAATGGCAACTTTTGATATGATAGCTGAAGCTAATGGTTTTACTTCCGGTGACGAGCTGGCTAAAACGATTATGTCAGAACCATCTTTTAATGGTGCGGTTAACAGACATATTGATGAAATGGTGCAAGACGCCTTCCCTGATATTTATAAAGAGAGAGGGCTTGCTGAAGAAGCTGCACGTGATGCTATGTATAATGACGAGAGCGGTCTTTTGATAAATACAGAAGCACAGCTTATTGAGGATAAAGCACAAGGCTTGTTAAAGGGTCAGCGTGATGCTGAAACTCTTAGAAAACTTGCTGTTGCACGCAGGCAAACGGCTAAAATACAGGCACAGATGGACCTGCAGAACAGAGTGAAATTAAAGGAGGCTTTGAATACCCAAAAGTATATTACTGCCGAACGAAACGCTGCGGCTAAAGCTGCTGTGGCATTGGAAAATGATGATTATTCTGCGGCGGTCCGATATAAAAACGTCCAGGCGTTTAATCATGCTTGTGTAGTTGAAAGCGTAAGACTGCGTAATCAGTATGCTAAGTGGCAGAATTATTTCAGGAAGCAGGCTAAAGCTAAAAGGGAAACGTGGGGTAATGAAAGAAACTTTATTCAAGCAGCAGCAATTATGGAAAGGTTCGGTTATAAGCGTAAAGATTATTCTGATTTTGAAAAGACAGAAACTTTATCAGACTATCTGAATGATATGGATGATCTTTATGACAATGTTGCAGTTGCTGATTGGATAATGGATGAGGATGTTAGCATTACAAATCCTCGTGAACGTATGACGGCAAGCCAGCTTGAAGATATAGTAAATGCGCTTAAAAATATCAAAGCGATCGCTAAACAGGAAATGAGTATCAATGCTTTACAGAAAGGTGCTACCTATGCTGAATTTAAAGCTGAAGCACAGGAAACACTTAATAAGCTGAAAACTATCTGGAAACCGCAGGTTGGCGTTGCACAGCAGCCTACAGTAATGGAGAAGCTAAAAGCATCTTTGCGCAGTACGGACAATCTTTTTGAAATGATGGACGACTGGCAGTATGGATTTTTCAGCAAACATTTTGGCGCAGCTATTAGAGAAGCGGCCGATAATGAAACAAGAAAAATTTTAGAATATGAGGAAAAAACAGCGCAGGCTTACAGGGAATGGCTGCCGGATAAAGTTGCAGAAAAGGCGGCCGATTATCAGGAAAAATATGACGAGCTAGGTACTTCTGTAGATAAGCATGTTTTATTAAAAATGCTTATGAATTTAGGCAACGAGAGCAGTGCCAGAGTATTGTGCAGCACTAGACCGGTAGGTTTTGAAAGTTCTGCTTTGTGGGTAGATGGCGATATAGTACAGACTAAAATCAATTTGCTTGACTTCTTAGGGCGTAATCTTACTGAAGCGGATATAAAATATGCACAGGCTAAGATAGATATTGCAGAGATGTACTGGTCTGAAATGGAAGCTCTTGAAACTCGTTGGACAGGGTTTAGTCCTAAGAAAGTAGAAGCGTCGCCTGTAGAGTTGACGTTATCAGATGGCAAGACTGTTGTTATGCGTGGCGGTTATTTCCCGCTGATGCGTGATGGTGATACTGGTTCTAAACACGCTGGGCAAGAAGTTATTTCTGATACTGATCCCAGACAAGGCCGCAATATTAGAACAATGAGCACCAGACGAGGCCATTTAAAAGAACGTGTTAAGGCTAAATATCCTGTTAATCTAAAACGTGGAGCAGAGTTTAATGTTGCTATGGATGCGATACATGATCTGTGCTTCCGTGAGGTTATGGGCGATTTCCGCAAAATTATGAACGATCAGGAAATGTATACTCTGATTAAAGAAAAATTAGGCATGGCCGATTTCTCCGCCTTTAAAGAATATCTTGAACGTGCGGCAAATCCTCAAGGTACTAACAGCGGTTCTGTTGGTGAAAGCTGGATGGGCAGTGTTGCTAACTGGCTTAGGGCTCGTACTGTAAATGCTGCTATTATGCTTAACCTTAAAACTGCCGTTCAGAACTTGGGTAATCCCTTGCTTTATGGTAATGCTGTAGATGGTTTTGGATATAGTGATGTCGTTGCCGCTGTGAGTAATTACAGTATAAATATGCAGCTTGCAGAGGGCTATAAATCGGCGAAGGAATTTGTTTACAGTAAATCCCCTTGGATGAAAGAAAGGTCTGTGCTTCCTGATATTTCCCTGCGGGATATGAAAGAAATGGAAAGCCTGAATCCTATAGAAAAGAAAGCTGTTGAATTTGGCACAAGATTGCTGGTCGCTACTGATAATCTTTCTGCTATTCCAGTATGGATGCAGGCGTATGGCAAGAAAATCAGGGCTGGTGCAGGCGAAGCAGAAGCTGTGGACTTTGCCAATACGGTTATTAGACGTACACTTGGCAGCAGCAGAGTTACGGAGGTTGCACCGCTTTTGCGTGGCGGACCTATGCTTAAACTGTTTACTACCTTCCAAGGCTTCTTCAATACACAATATAATCAGTGGGCCAGAGAGTACAATATCTTTTTAAAAGAAAAAGACATAATGCGTCTTACTTCGTTTGTGGGAGCTAAGTTTGTAATGTTTGCTTTTATAAACTTGATGTTGTCGGCCGAAGATCCATTTGAAGAAGATAAGGATGAATATCAAAAGATATCAAAAGAACTGCTTACTTACCCTATGAGTTTAGCCGGACCGGTTGGACAGGTTGGTAATGCTATCTGGAGCAGGGCTTTAGGCATGCAGACTTACGGGTATAGAATGACTGCAGTACAAGGCACGATAGAGCAAATGGAACGTGCTGCCGGTAAGGTGCAAAAGGTTTACCAGGGCAAAGCAGATTATGACGAATTGGTTGAGCCTACTGCTACATTTGTTGGAACAGCATTAGGCGTGCCTGCACAGTTAAACAAATTATTCTTTAACGGATATGATATCTTGTTCAATGGTATGGAGCCGGAAGTTGGCGACATCTTTAGACGTCGGCCGAAAAAAGAACGGTAAAATAAAAATACCCCCTCAAATTTGAGGGGGTATTTTTTAGGTGCACAAACTTTTTAAACTTTTTTCTAGGTTTGATTTTATTCTTGCTATGTCATTAGCAGTATCTTCTAATATTTTATTTGTAAAACCATCGTTCGGATATTGTGCTGGTAATTTGGCTAATGAATAAGATAAAATTCTAGCTTTTACTCTTGCTAAAACTAATTCTTGAGTTTGTTGAAGGATGTGCTCACATAATATCTTATCTTTGATAGATGTAGATGGTGTGAGTTCAGCATTTTTTATAGCTACTTTCATGAGTAATGCTTCTGTATGTAAATTATCTAAAAATGTTATTGGCATGACCCATTCGTTATCAAAATAAGTCGTTTTAGAATCCATATTGTAGTTGAGTGATTTAAACGCTATTTTTATACTTGTATTAACGTCTTGATTTGTAAAATACAGTGATTCATTAGCTAGAACGATATTAGTAAAAGAGAATAAAATAAAGAGTATTAGCAATATTTTTTTCACAATAACCCTTCTTTCTTATAAAAGCAGGCAATAAATAAATTAATGCCTGTGGTAAGTTCCTGTACTTCTATCCCAATGTCCACCGTTAGAATCAGTACGGCCGGGATGTGCAAAAGCAGTAGCAGCCAAAGCTAATGTAAAAACTAAAACTAAAAATAGAGCAGTTAATTTTTTCATATAGAACACTTCTTTCTAAAATAATATTATTGCCTGCTTTTCACAATTATATCACATTTATAAATTATTGAAAATAACACTTGACTTTACGCCACACATAAATATATAATAAATGTGTGGCATAAAGCGAGGTGAAATTATGAGCCCCAAAACAGGTAGACCAAAAGTAGATAACCCAAAGGCGATAAAGTATAGTATAAGAATTGATGAAAAAACAGAACAACGTTTAGTTGAATATTGTCTTAAACACAATATAACTAAGGGTGAAGCTATTCGTCAAGGGATACATTTACTTTTGGGAGACAAAAAATAAGACGCTGCCCAGTCGGTCAAAACAGGAGCAACGTCTTACACCAGAGGTTTCCCTCTGTGAAATAGTCTATCATAGAGGGCGACTTCTTTCAAGTGAAAGGAGTAGTCAACATGAATAACATCAACCGTTTAACCTTGGACAGTCGTGAAGTAGCAGTAATGTTAGAAAAAGAACATAATCATTTATTAAGGGATATAAGTGTTTACGCCAAATATCTTACTGAGACCAAAATTGGACTCAGTGATTTTTTCCAAGAATCCACATATAAAGACATTACTGGTCGCACATTAAAGAAATATCAAATAACCAAGAAAGGCTGTGAGTTTTTAGCTCATAAGCAAACAGGTCGTAAAGGATCGTCGTTTACCGCGTCTTATATCAACCGTTTTCACGAAATGGAAGCGCAGCTAAGCAAGAAGCCTTTGCAGCAAACACTTATTGAAGAACCTTATAAGCCTACGGTAAAATATTGGAAAGGCGTACCGGTGTTAACTAAGTTAGACGTAGCTATGATTTTAAATGTTGACGCGTCGGCGATTCAAAATTATATTCGTAGACCGTGGTTTATGACAGAGAATGTAGATTTTTACTTCTTGCGTGGACATGACTTATTCGAGTACCGCAGAGAGAATAAAATTAAGTCTACAATCGCTGCCTTAATAGTACTTACCGAAAGTGGAGTTAGAAAGATATACGAAGCTAGAAATCGAAAATTTACACCTGCTGAATTGTTCCCAGTAAAATCGTCGTGTGAGCCACAAAGACCCATGCTTGTTAATGCGCCTATGAATATAGAGCTGCAGAAGAAGATAAAGGATTTAGAAGGCAAGCTGATTGCTTTGCATGAAGTATTAAATTTATATAACCGTTGTAATACTTCTGAAAAATCTCGGTGTTTTGCGAATACTCTTAATGAGCTGGGGTTACAGATATTCAGTAATATTCGTGCAATTAGCGATGTAAAATTAACTTCATATGATAATTATGAAATTGGCTTCCGTTTGGGAAATATGATGACTAGATAAAATATGTAGAATAATTTGAGGGCGGAAAAATCCGCTCTCAAAATTTAAAAGAAAGAATTCTTTTCATAATATTCCTTCTTCCTTTTTTATAAATATAGCTATTTTTCTTTACCAAAACCTTCTTTTATTTTAGTAAAGTTTAAAAGTTTAGTAGCAGTTTCTACTGTTAGACCATCTAGTCTTTCTACAGATAATATATCAAAATGTCCATTTAAAAAATCTTCAAAAAGCATTAATGTTATTCTTTCTTCGATTGCTTTTTGTTTCTCTTTTTCACATTCTTTTATAATATTAGATATGATAGCTTTTAATTTTTTCTTAGGATAAAATATGCTAAACGGATTATTGCTGTTATGTGTAATCATATAATCATCATCTGCATCAGTAACAGTGAAACCTATCTTTTCTAACAAATCAATTTCTTTAGATTCGCTTCCAAATGAAATTACACTATATAATCCACGTACTAAATCAATTAAATCCGCTTCTAATGCTGTTGCTATTTTTGCCAAAGTAGAAATATTAGGTGTATTAGTTCCACGTTCTATTGCGCCAATATTTGGCTCTAACATACCACAACGTTCTGCAAGTTCTTTTTGTGTCAATCCTAAATTTATACGAAGTTCTCTAATTCTAGCACCTAAGGCCATGGCTAATTTTTGTTTTGGTAAATTTTTCAAATTTATCACCCTTAACAAGAATAACATAAAAACAGATTAAAAGAAATTCTTTTTTTATCTTTACAAATGAATAATCATATGTTAGAATCTAAACAACAAATGTAATTACATTTGAAATAAACGTAAAAGGAGATGAGAAAATGAAGACGCTGGTTGCAAGAGTGCCTGATGAAATAGTTGCTGTTGTTCGATATCATACTACTAGTATTGGTTTGAGAACAAGTGATTATTTAGAAAGGCTAATAATGGCTGACTTAGAAAAGAATCAGCCAGAGATGTTAAAAAAAGTAAAAAAAGAAACTACCATCAAATAGTTCTTGGCGGAACAATGGTAGTTTCAAAGCAGAAAGGCGTACGGAAAACGTACTATTTCTTAAAATAGTATAGCATTTTTACGTATGCCTTTCAAGATATTTATTTTGGGAGGCATATTTTTATGAAAAATGAACTGAAGATTTTTGAAAACGAAGCTTTTGGTAAAGTTAGAGTAATTGAAAAAAATAATGAACCGTGGTTTGTAGGTAAAGATGTTGCTGAAATTTTAGGATACAGTGATACGTTTGGGGCGTTGAAAAAGCATGTTGATCAGGAAGATAGGCAAAACTGTCAAAATAGCAGTTTTGAAAGTAACCGTGGTTTAACTATTATTAATGAAAGCGGGCTATATGCTCTCATCTTATCTAGCAAATTGCCTGTAGCAAAACAATTCAAACGCTGGGTAACAAGCGAAATACTTCCTGCGATCCGCAAAACTGGGTCGTATTCTGTAAATCAGGATATAAAAGCTAGAGAAGTAGAAGCTCGCTTAAATAACAGTCGTGCAAGAGTTGCATCGACATTCCTTAAAGTTGCTCAAATGACTGATCTGCTAGAATACAAACATATCTGCCAGCAGAAAGCAGCAGAGGTTTTGAGCGGCGTGCCATTACTACCGATGCAATCTATAAACGAAAATACTTTATCTGCTGATGAGGTCGGCAGAGAACTTGGAATCAGTGGTAATATGGTTGGCAGGATTGCGAATCAGCATAATTTAAAAACTGCCGAATATGGCAAATATTTTTATGACAAATCACGTCATTGTCAAAAACAGGTAGAAACATTTAGATACTATAGGAAGGTAATTCCAGTAATCCAAAGTATTATTGATAATAAAAAAGTAGGAGCGTAATATAAAATAAGAAACACCCGCTGCACCCTGGAAAAGTTTAGCGAGTGTTTCAAGCACCAGCCGAAGCTGATAACAATAGTATAGCAGTTTTCGGCTGGTATATCAAGGAGGATATACCATGAACGGAAACAGGTCGTCGTGTCCTGACGAAGAAAAAAGGGCATTGGAGAAATTTGTCGAAGTTGTAAGAAGCACATCTCAAGAAGAATTTGCAAGAAAATATATAAATGAAGATAGTGATAAAATGACAGAGACAAAAAGCGAGATCTCCACCGCTGATAGAAAAGAAGTAAAAGAACAAATCAAAGGCGGTGCAAATAATGAATAAAGTGCGGAAATCATTTAGGGAGCTGTTGAACAAATTGTCTCCGGCGCAGCTTGAAGAAGTAGCAGCCATAGCATATGAGATAAAGAAAGAACGTGAATTGTCGTCGAAGGTAGTTCGGTTTATGGATAAGTCCAGCCGGCGTTGTTATGATCAGGGGTATAAGCTTGGTCTGATGTTAGGAAATAAATTTTAAAAAGTTTCCGACAAAATGCCCTTTAACAAGAGTTAAAATAGTAATGTAAGGTTATTGGATATGAGAGCAGAGGCGATGTAAAAAAATTAAAAATGTATCCGACAAAACCATTATAAAAATGAGTTAAAATAGTATCATAAAGTTAGTTAGAACTTAATAGAAAGCGCTTACTTCGGTAGGCGCTTTTTTATTTGGAAGGAGAGGCGATTTATGGAAAATTTAGTGCAAATCATTGACAGGCAGGTAGTTGTTTCTAGTCGGCAGGTGGCGGAGCATTTTGGGAAACGTCATTCTGATGTAATTAAAGCCGTTGAAAACATATCTTGGATTTGCAGGCAACCGGCGTAAAAGTTCGTTGGTTTGATGAACACCGGTACATAGAACAGGAGTGAAATTATGGATAAAGAGGCTATCATACAAGACCAAATAAATTTACTGTTGGAGGAGCAGAAGAAGGCTGCATCTTTGGACGAGAAGTTAAAGATAGCATCAACCATAGCCAGTATGCTAAATGCCACTGTGGTTAAAGATGCTCCGGCCGCAGTAAAGGTTTAAGGGTGGTGAGAATATGACGGTACAGAATACGACAGTTAAAGATATTTATGTTGGTAATGGAGCGACAACGAAATTCCCAATAACATTTCAGATGACGGATCATCCTGAATATATAAAAGTATATATTACAGGTGATGATAGCGTTGCCGTAGAAACGGAGAATTTTTCTGTTGATCTTGGAGCTAAAACAGTTACTTATCCAGCTAATGGCGATCCGCTGCCTGATGGTCATAAAATAACTATTTATCGTGAGCTGCCATTGTATCAGCTAATGAACCTGGTTAATCAAGGTCCGTTTTTTGCAGAGAATATTGAATTGTCTTTTGACGATCTAACTTTTATATGTCAGCAATTAAATGAAAAATTGAATAGAACATTATCTGCTGGTGTTGATGTAAATAATTTTAATAATACTTTTCCTGTAAAGGCTGGAATGAGTTTTAGAATCAATGATGCTGGTGATGGGCTTGTGCTGACGGAGGACCCGGCGAGGGTGTTACCTTTAGCTAAAGATGTATTAGAGCAAACGAAACAGGTCAAAGAGAGCGCCGTTAACGAAACAACAAATATTAAAAATACTGCAATCGAAGAGCTGACCGCTATAAAAGATGCTGCAGTAAATGAGACTACGGAAATAAAGGACGAAGCTGTTGCTGCTAAAAATACCGCTGTTGAAGCTGCGGCTACTGCGGCAGAAGATGCTGCGCAGAAAACAGTTGAGAATATTACTGCTGAAATAGATAGTAAAGTCACTGCTGCCGAGGATTCTAAAAAGGCTGCGGCTCAATCTGCTTCAAGTGCTGCGGATAGTATGAAGGCTGCGCAAACTTCAAAAGAAGCTGCAGAAGCAAGTGCTAATAGCGCTTCTAGCTCAGCAACTACAGCTACAGAGCAGGCAGACAGAGCACAGGATATTGCTGATAGCTTAGAAGGGTTAGCTGGCATTACTGGTGTAGCGACAACAGAGGAAGCTATTGCTGGTGTAGTTGATAACAAAGCAATGACGCCTTTAAAGGTAAAATCAGCAATAGAAGCACAAGTTCCAATTCAAACAATAATTAATTTAATTTATCCTGTAGGCAGTATCTATTCGTCTACAAATTCGACATCACCTGCTGATCTTTTTGGCGGCACATGGGATGCAATGCCTGCTGGACGTGTATTACTCGCACAGGGAACATCAGAATGGGGCGGAGAATATAAAGCCGGCAGTACCGGTGGTACAGAAGCAGAAACACTAACGATTGAGCAAATACCGTCGCACAATCACGATGCCGCTACGAATTCAACTGGTGCACATACTCACAACATCACTGTTGGTTATGATGTATCAGACGGTACCGGTTGGGGAAAATATCTGCCTGGATCTAATAATACGCTAACAACGAATTCAACTGGTACACATTCACATACAGTTAATATCAGTAATAGTGGCGGCGGGGAATCTCATAATAATATGCAGCCATATATAGCGGTCTATATATGGCTGCGCACGGCATAAGGGGGATGAACAATGCAAGATTTAATTGTTTATGACGGAAGTCAAGTCATTGTGCAGGCTAACGGAAAAACATATCAAGAAACAAAAGAAAAGTTCTTTGCTGATTACGGTAAAGCAGTAAATTATCAAACTATTGATTATAATCGAGTAACGCAAGCCTGTTGGTTAAATGGAAAAGCATTTCAATCCTACCCGAACACAGTATGCGAGGATATTTTAAATAGCATTGATAAATTGCTGGAAAAGCAGGAGAAACGTGAATATACAGTATTTACACTTGAAGAAATGAAAATAGAAAAAATAGCAGAAGTAAATACTTGGACTGCTACTAAAATTACTGGTGGTTTTATTTCTCAATGTACTGGTAAGCCTGTGAGGTATGATAGCGACAGAGATACTCAACTTACGATGCAGGGAATTGCACTGAATGTCAGCACAGAACGTTTTGCAAACGAATATCCTTTGGGATGTCCAGTCCGGGGCTATAAAGAAGGAGAAACTGAAAAAACAATACAGTATCTTAACGCTGCTCAGGTATATACCTGGTGTGCTGATTTATCTTCTCATATAGGTGCTTGCAAGCAGCAAGGATGGATTAAACAGGCACAGGTAGAGGCAGCGTTAAGCAAAGAGGATTTGGACGCTATTATATTAGATTAGGCGGTGCAAAGATGGTTGAAATGGCAATGGCCTCAATAACAATCTTTAGCTTTTTATTTGGCATAGTAGGTTTTGTATTTAAGATTTGGATAATAAATCCTTTGTCTACGGCGATAGAGAACCTCCAAAAGACTGTTGACGCTTTAGCTAAGACTATTAATAGGGAACAAGAACGTACAACAGATTTAAAAATAAAATTTGCTGAGATTGATCAGAGGGCAAAATCTGCACATAACAGAATTGACGAAGTTGGTGAACGGCTGTTGCTGGTAGAAAACAAATGTAATAACTGTTCATGTAAGGATAAGTGATATTTATGTTTGAGAAAATAAAAAACTTAATAGTGAGTGCTAGAAACAAAGTAGCCTCAATGTCGCCCAAAATAATGGCTGTCATTGTAGGCTATTTTATTGCAGTCGTTTTGCTGGTACTGACCTATTACGCTGCATGGATGTATATGTGGTTGTGGTTGGATAAGATTGTTATGTCTGACCTGCTGGCGCTGATAAGAGAGATCACAGGTCCGGCTATGGTTGCATTTGTGACTTTTATAGCTACGAGTTTAGTAGACAAAAACGAGAATGGAGTGCCTGATCCATTTGAAAAGGAGGCAGAGAATAATGGTGACAAAAAGAATCACTTTAGATGAGCTGCGGCAGTTAGCAGCAATGGCTAGAGGTAATATTGACAAGATCTATCTACATTGGTCAGCTGGTTATTATCACCAGTTTTTTAGTGACTATCACTTAAACATTGATAGCGACGGCGCTGTTATGGCGACAACAGAAGATTTAACTGAATATAAGGCTCATACATGGCGGCGCAATTCTAGAGCTATTGGGATTGCTTTAGCGTGCTGTGTAGATGCTGTAGCTCATGCTGATGGGCATATCGACTTTGGCAACGTGCCACCGACAGAGTTACAGATAGATAGTATGGCAAAAGTTGTAGCTGTACTGTGTGAGGAGCTTGGATTGGACATTAATGCCGATACCGTAATGACACATGCAGAAGCAGCAGACTTAGACGACTACGGCCCGGCAACTACTTTTGAACGCTGGGACTTGTGGAAATTGCCAGATGTGCCAGGCGACGGAGAACTGAAACCAGGCGGTGATGTTATTCGTGGTAAGGCTATCTGGTGGCATCATAATTGGTAAAGATTGTATAAGGAGGTGACTAATATGGAAAAACAGCGTATTTTGATTTGGGCTGGTATTGCTCTTGCGATTTTGGTAGGGTGCATTACTTATTACAATCTGTAAGATAAAACCCAGCCACAGAATTAGCCTGTGCGTTGTTTTATCTCCAAAACACTAGGAAATATAAGTAGGAGTATAGAAAACGGCGCACAGGTTGATTATATTGAAAATAGAACTATCTTAATGATAATGAAATAGAATTTAATTTGAAAGAAGGGCAGAAAGTGAATGAAGAAAAACAAATCAGGTATAGCAAGTATCTTGTTATTAGTTTTGCCCTTATTGCTGTGCTTATCATTTTCTTTAAATTGTTTTGCGGAGGAAGTTCCCGAAACAATAACGATGTCCAGGGAACAGTTCAACGAATTGCAGACGATAATAAACAGACAGGAAAATCTGTTGATAGGGCTATCGAACACGTTGGAACTGCAGCAGATGAACTCGAACGAGCTGAAGAAGCTAATCGAAGAGCAGCGTTTATCTTATCAGAAGATAAGGAGCGAGCTAATGCTTGCGCAGGAATCATTGTCGAACTCCAAAAAAACAATAGCAGAGCAAAACAAATCCTTACAGACGTTGAGCTCTCAAATAAAACAAGAAAAGTCCAGAAGTGAATTAAAGCAGAGACAGAAGGCCTTTTGGGGATTTGCAGGAGGGGTATTAGTAGGAGCTATAGCAGCGAGCAGGTGATTATATGGATACTTGCCGTTTGCAGGCAAGAGATTGGCTTTCGCAGTCCACACGAAAGGAATTTGAAGCAATCATTTCAGAAGCCAAACTAACGCCGCGGCAAATAGAAATTATAGAACTCAAATTTATTCACGATCTTAAAAACTATCAAATAGCGATGAAAATAGATACGTCAGTGCAAACGGTCGAAAGAGATCTGCAGCAGGCGTATAATTCAGTTAAGAGAGCATTAAAGGCAGTCACATAATAGTTGTGGCTGCCTTATTTTTTATGCCCATATTAGGGAATTATGAGGGAATGTTTACGGATTATAAGAGCTGATTTAGGCGACAATATAAGTAAGAAACGGAGGCGATAACAATGTATGTAAATCCTTATGCTCCTGTTAATCCAGCAATGATGGGAGTAACTCAGCAACGTTTAAATAATTATCAAGCTCAAATGCCGCAGATACCGGCATATCAGCAACAGCAGTTTGTTCCACAACCGCCTATGCCCCTGATGATGAAAGGGCGTACAGTTGCAAGTTTAGACGAAGTAAAGGCTGCCCAAATTGATTTAGATGGAAGCCTGACATATTTCCCTTGTCCGGCCGATAATTGTATTTATGCAAAAGCTATTGATATGAATGGTATGCCGGTTATCCAAACTTATAAACTTTCGTTTGAAAAAGAGGCTATACCTAAACGTTATGCCGATGCAGAAGTAGTAGAGGCCCTGCAGCAAAAGGTAAGCTCATTAGAGCGTTATATGAATATGAAAGGGGAGAATATAAATGCAAATGAATCCGTTCACAATGATGCAAATATTCAATCAGCTTCGCAGCAACCCAAACCCGATGGAAGCAATGCAGAAAATGCTGGGGAACAATCCCCTGTTTGGGCGCGCAATGGAAATGGCGCAAGGTAAGTCTCCAGAACAGTTAAAAGAAACTGTTATGAATCTCGCCCAGCAACGTGGTATTGATCCTCAACAGGCTCAACAGCTTTTATCGCAATTTGGTATTAAAATCTGACCGGTGGCCACCAAAGGATTTTAAACAATAAATCTAAAGGAGATGTTCTATATGACTATGGAAGGTACTGGCGTAATGCCTGTATACGATTTGAATAACCGTACCGCAGCAGCAGACGGCGCAGGTTTTGGCGGCGGCTGGATGTGGGTAGTAATGTTATTCTTTCTGCTTGCCTGGGGCGGCGGTGGATTCGGTGGATTCGGAGGCGGCGCTAATGGTGCTGTAAATACTTTGACTAATGAATTTCTCTATACCAATCTGAATAATACTTTAAATCAAGGTTTTACTCAAGTAGCAAACCAGAGCTTTGGCATTCAAAAAGACTTGTGTCAAGGTTTTAGTGGTGTACAATCTGCTATTGCTGAAAGCCGTTTTGCCGCTCAGCAATGCTGCTGCGAAACCAATCGTAACATTGATGCGGTTCGTGCAGAAAACTACAAGAACACTTGTGAGATCACGACTGCAATTCATGCAGAAGGTGAAGCAACTCGTGCTTTGATTACTGCTAACGTAATGCAGGAATTGCGCGATCAGCTGCAAGCTGCTCAACTGCAACTTGGTAACGTTGCTCAAACTACCAATATTATCAACGCAGTACGCCCGTTCCCGCAACCGGCTTATATCACTTGTAGCCCTTATACGGCTATGAATGGCTATGGCTGCAACGGCTGTGGTAACTGCTAATATCCGCTGAATGCGTGACTAAGAAACAGGGGAGCTGTCACGCTTCCCTGTTTTAATTTAAGGAGATGAATTATAAATGGCAACTTGTAATTGCAGAACTATATTGACCACGGCTGTAGCAGTAAGCGGCAGTAACTTGGTATTGACCATTCCTGCCGGCACTTATGAAAACTGCGTTAGATATTGTATTAGGATAGCGCAGGATATTCCTTCTACTGCTACAAATCTTATGCCAGTAGTTATTAAAATCGGTACTGGTGCTACTTTGTATAATGTAAATCGTAAATGCGGACATCATTTATATGCCAATCAGGTAAGAACGCGACGTAATTATTCTTTGCTGGTAGCTGCTGACAGTGCAACCTTTGTTCTTGAATGCGGCTATATTGCTGCCTGCAACTGTGGTACTGTAACCGGACTGCCTGTAGCAACAGCAGAACCTGCAGATGATAACACTGAAGTTCAGACCGTAAAAAACACTAAGGCGGTGAGCAAGGATGCATAAGTACGAAGATTATATTGATATCGTTGACGGCGATGAAATGAAAGAAGATGAAATAGATTGTATCGTCTGTGGAGCTTTGGAAAAACTTAAAGCACACGATGAAGATGATTATGAAGCTGTAATGATGAAAATTCATTGCGTAGCTCATGGACCGCACTTCGATGAGCATCTTGCTAAAAAAGCCGTTTCGGAAATGAAGAATGTTGACGGCACTGCTGGCGAGCATTGGACGTTAGAAGAAACAACCCGTGTCATGGATCAAAATGGTATTAAAGCCAATAAGTATGATTGGTATTACTTATTGAATATGCTACATAGCGATTATTCTCACCTATGGGGAGAAGATGTTGCTCAGTATGTTAAATTTGCTAAAGCGTACATCAATGATCCTGATGCTGGTACAGGTAAGGTATTTTATCTGTGGAGAGCTGGGAAGCATCATCATCATAAATAAAGATTGCATAAAATAACCTCCCCAATTATGAGGAGGTTATTTTGCATTCGTCAAAAATTCGTCAAAAATAAGTTGCAGAAAGGTGTTAAAACCTGTATTTTAATTGTGACGTTAATATGTCATAAATGGCATAATAGCTACATTCTTCTGGAATTGGCTATAATTGTTTCATTAAATAGCACTTTATGATATAATAAAACGTGCTATAAGCGCAAGCTAAATTTTGCACAAATGGAGGAAAACTGTGATTATTTTCGTTGTCA